TCACTCGTGAAGAAGTCCTGGTGCGCCCGAAGGGATTCGAACCCCTAACCTTCTGGTTAGGGGTTCCCAAGTCGCCTGCGTCTTCCGAGGGTGCGATCACAGATCTGGGCGAGTATCGCAAGGCTCGACGCATCATCCGGCGTAACACGCCATCGCGTCAAGAGCCCGCAGTCGCGTGAGCCTACGACACATTGGCCGCGTCCGACTGGAGGTACCGCCGGGCACCGATCACACCGGCCAACGACAGTGCTGTGAAGCTGACGAGCTGGATGGTCCAGACAATGGAGTAGGTGGCTTCCAGCGGCCAGCGGAGCGTGTACATATCGACACGATCCAGCACCATGAGCAGCGGGTAGAGCGCGCCAACAACACCGTAGATCCCGAAGAGCCAGAACAGGGTTCGGTTCTCAACACCCCGCTTGGCCCCGATGACAGCGGCGATGTGAGTGGGCAGCAGCCCGATCGCCAGCAGCCACGAGAATACATAGCTGGGCGGGCCGGGGATGGTCTCCACCACGAGACTCGGCGTTGTCGAGAGGTTGGTGATCAGGTACACGGCACACATGCCGATGATCGACACCCATGTAATCACCAGTGCCCAACGGGTATTCAGGTCGGCGACCTCGCACGTGGTGCGCGCGAAGATGTACGAGGACGCGACCATGAGCACGTAGGTGATGATCTGCGAGAGGTTGGCCCAGCCGGTCAAGTCCATCAGCGGCGGATCGAGGGTGGTGACGAGGGCGCTCACAAGCTGGGAAATGCTGGTCACCCACAGCCCGATGGTCAGCAGCCACGGCGCGTGTACGACCGTCCGGTAGATAGCCGAAAGCGCCAGAACCACAGCGCAAGCCGTGCCGAGTGGGTCCATCAGAAACCTTTCTCGAAGATCTCAGCAGCGGTGGGCAGCCTCTTCGGCCGGTCGGGGGTATCGCGGATGGCTTCGGCGATCACTTCCAGCAGATCGGCATTCAGGGCGTTAGCGATCATGTCTGCGTCATCCAGGCCGATCGGCTGCGTACCGGTACGCCGGGACCCCAGTAGCCGCGACACCTTGTCGGCGGTGTAGCCGGTGCGCTTGGCAATGGTGTGCTGGTCAATCTGCTTCTTGGCGGCGATTGCTCGTAGGACAGCACTGACAGCACGGGACAGGGGATGTGGGCGCACAGGTAACAGAATAGACGCAAATTTCAATAACCTCTGGCATTTTTTAATAATCGCCGCTATCGTCCGTTTTCTAGTTACGTCGGGGAGGCGCTACTTTCAAGCAAGGGGGCTTGCACCAATGTCGAAAACGCTTGTCGTAGAGGGGTATTCGCAGCACTATACCGGCGTCCGCGCCAAGGCTAGGGGGCCTCAGCGATGACGGTGCGTGCAACCTCAGGACCGGCACCGCTACCGGTCCCGCGCGAGTGGCAGCCGCTCGTAGACCGTTACCGGCTCACCCTCCAGGCCGCCGGGTATCCGAAGACCACCATCGGCACCCGGATGTCCCACATGAACCGGATAGCCAGGTCCTTGGCGATACCGCCCGAGGCGGTGACACACGATCTACTCGAGGTTTGGTTCGCTCACCAAACCCAGTGGGCGCAAGAGACACGGCGCGGCTATCGCACGTCGGCGACGAAGTTCTTTGGCTGGGCCCACGCGGCAGGCCATATACCGATCGACCCGTCCACGAAGCTACCGTCAGTGAAGCCGGGGCTACCCGCACCGAACCCCGCGCCTGACCGCATCTGGAAGGAAGCCCTCCTCGCGGCCGACGCCAGAACCACCGTGATGCTGCACCTCGCCTGCGGGGCCGGGCTCCGGCGGGCCGAAGTCGCACAAGTCCACACCGATGACCTCCGGGAGGGCTTCTCCGGGTACCAACTGCTCGTGCACGGCAAGGGCGCCAAGGACCGCCTGATCCCGATCTCAGACGAAATCGGCGCGATGATCCTCGCCGGGCCGGGCGGCCACACCCCCGGTCACGGCGACAGGGGATTCCTATTCCCTGGGGCGGATGGCGGCCACCTCTCCGCACGGTGGGTCGGAAAGCTCTGCGCGGCAGCGATGCCGGGGGTTTGGACGATGCATAAGCTGCGGCACCGGTTCTCTACCCGCGCATACCAGCGCACCCGGAACCTCCGCGCCCTCCAGCAGCTCCTCGGGCATGCGAGCGTCGCCACGACGCAGATCTACACTGCGGTCGATGACGACGAAATGCGGGAGACGATGCTCGCCGCTACTGACACCAGCCCGCGCCCTTGGACGCGGTGGGCGAGCTCTGCGGCAGGAGTTGTAGTTGCGGCCAGCGCCGCGACACTAGCCAGTCATGCGGTGTCGCTAGTACCTTAACCGCTATGGACCTGCGGAAACTCGGCTTGTGTGCGCTCTCAGCGGTGGCGCTGGCTGGATGCAGTCAGCCTGCCGGCCAAACTGCTGCCGGCGGAAGCACGGTCGTCACGTCGGTGATCGTGTCGGTACCGGCGGCGGCGCGGGAAACTGTCACCGTGACGGCGCAACCAACTTCCGTAACCCCGGAAGAGGGCGACCCTAACGACCAGGCGTTCATGGCCGTACTTGTACAGCACGACATCAACGTGGGCAGCCGCGCGCAGTCGATCGCACTGGGACACAGGGTCTGTGAGTGGTTCGAGGAGCGGCCAGACAATGACTTGGCCGCCGCCGTGAAGGGCATCGTCCAGAGCTACCCGAAGATCTCCCAGGAGCAGGCTGCACTCTTGGCTGGCGCGGCGGGCCGCGCGTACTGCCCGGACACTCAAATCAGGTAGCGCCCATAAACGACAAAGAGGGCCAGCCCGTAGCGGGCTGGCCCTCTTGCGGATCTCGGCGTTACCGGCGAGCTGCGGTGAGCATCGCGTCTACCCCGGTGGCCGCGAAGTCGTTGGAGCGGTCAACGTCCTCGATCTCTTGAGCGTAGGAGGTAACCGCGTGCATCACTCCGCCAGCGGTGAGCTGGCCGCCCTTGATGAAGTGATCGAGGATGCCCTTCATTTCGTCCTGCGAGTAGGCAAGCTTCTTGCCTACGGCCTCGATGGCGCCCTGCGCGTCTTCCAGCGGAACGGTGCTGGTCTGCTCCAGCTTGGCGACGGTGCGGGTGACGTAGTCCACGTTCATGAACGAGGTGACTGCGTCCTTGACCTGCTGCTTGACCAGCTCGTTGGATGCGTCGATGGTTTCGGTGGACCATTCGATCTGTCCTTCATCGAGCTTCTTACCGAGGTGGACTTTCCGCATGGCGTCGGCGTTGATGGTCATGCCGTTGTCGCACACCAGGACCCGCAGCTCTGGGGTGATGGTGAGTGCGCCGCCACCGGTTTCGCTGTTGGTGACGAGGAGGCCCGCGTACACCAGCTTGGGGTTCTCGGCGGCCTCGCCACCGTGGCCGGTGCCCTGGAACGGTGAGCGGTAGTTCTCCAGCAGCTTCTCCGCTTGAACGCCGTACTCGCGGGCCGTGACGCGGAGATACAGCCGGTCATCGGTGAGGTCGCAGCTGCGGATGTGGGTCTCGTTGAGACCGGCAGCCTGCATCCCGTCCAGCAGCGCGAGCACGGTGTCGAGGTTGTCGCGGATGCCGTACTTGTCCGAGAGCACCGCGCGGACGATTCCGTTCGAATCGGGGTAGAGGGGGTCGGTGCCGTAGAGGGTGCGGACGAGAACCTTCTTCTCGGGATCGGCCATGATGGCCAACTCGTTGAAGTTGGTGTCCAGCAGCTCGACGTGCTGCGCGCGCAGCTTGCGGACGTACTTGGTGGGGATGTCGAGCACGTTCCCCAGCTGAGCGTCGGCCAGTCCGGTCATGCGGAACGCGCCGTTTACCTCGGTCACCCCGCGCTCATCGATGTGGGGCTCGAAGCCGTCGAGGATGAGTTCGCCGTGCTCGAAGTGGATACGGGACATCGGGACCACGAGGTCGGCCTTGTGGGCGTGCTGGTGTTGGAGGAGTTCCACCAAGGAGGCGAGGTCGCCCCGGCGGAGGGTGCGTTGCGGGAGAGCCGGGAGGGTGGCGGGAGCGGTCATCTGAGCATTCCTTTCGAGTATTCAGCGAGGCAGCGAACCATTCGCTAAACTGACTTGAAAAGTATAGCGCGCTTTACCGACGCAGCGCTATCTTGCTGCATAAACAACTCATTTCCCCAGTTCGCATTATTGCCTTGTCCCTATTTGCCCTGAGCAGCACTCACCCAGCCACGGAGGGCCTGTCGCGGTAACGCGACCAGGAGGGGGTGGTAGAGGACGGAGCGGGGCCGGTGGTTACCGGGTGCCGCGCCAGATCTGCCCAACGCGCTGCTTGGTCAGGCCAGCGGCCTCACCAATCTCAGGCTGGGTCAGGCCGAGGTTCTGGCCATCCTTGATCGCTTCAATGAGCAGCGACTCAGCGCTCTCGCGGCGCGCACGACGCCGGGCGATGAGTTCCAGGTGTGCCACCTGCTCCTCGCTCAGCTTCCGCTCACGCACCATGCGGCGAAGTATAGCCCGCTTTACCCATCAGCAAACGAACGAAGTCCGCCCCCCGGCCCGAAGGCCAGAGGGCGGATCAACCGGGACAAGATCAGCTGAGGGCGGTCACCGCGTCATGTGCGGGTCTGAATACGCCGTAGCGCCACTATCAGCTTGACGAGCGCGTAGCCCAGCCCCACGTATAGGACGCCGCGTACCTGACCCCGCCACGGGTAGTCCTGTCCCCACCACACGGAAACTGAATTCTGAGTGAGCACTAGCGACAACACGAGGTAGATGCTCACCGTAACCCGCCCGAGAGGCCTCACCCACCACGCCGACCGAAGCACGTACAGGAGGGTGAACATCCAAGAGAACACCGCCGCCACCGTGAGCGCGACATCGGCCACGGTCTCCGGGTTCAGCCAGATCATCGGTACGAAGGCCAACGCCGCGACCACCGCCGCGTGCCGCAGGCGTACCGGGTTCCTCATCTTGCCAGCCTCCGTCTCATGGTTCGTTCCCACGCTTCCGCAAACCCGTTGCTCTCCATGAGCATTTCGGCGCGGCGCTCAATTTCTGCGGCCTGGTCCAACCGCTGCTGCGCGTCGTGCCGCTGCGCCAGCGCATCCTCCACCCCCGCCTCGTCCGGGCGGAGCCGCTTCCCCCACATCAGGTTTCGCCATTTCATGGCCGCTCCTGCTGAATAGACTCAATCGCCCTCACCGCGAGCTGCGCCGGGGCCGCGTACTTGTCCACAGCTCCAACCAGATTCTTGGTCGCTTCGCGGAGGTATTCGATCTCGTCGTCCTTGGAGGCAACGAGCCTGTCCACCGCGCCTTTCGGCACCAGACGGTCAGTCATGATCGCCCACACCACAGTGATTGCGAGGAAGAGGAACGCCCCGGCGAACATGAAATCGTCAGGGCTATTCAGGAGGGGCGACATCGGCCCGATGGCGAACATGTAATCCTCTCCGGGGCGGTTGAACAACCGCCACATCGCCCTCATCTACGCGGCCACCAGCGCTTCCAGGCGCTTGGTCGCCACGTCACGCATGTGTTTGATGCCGTACTGCCAGTACGTCATTCCTGTCCCCGGGCATTCGTTCAGGTGGTAGGTGACGTGCGGGCCGGTACCGCGAGCCACGAACAGGCCGCCGTTCCAGATGGCCTTAGCCAATGCGGGAATCTCGCGGCCGGGGTTCGTGATTAGCTCCAACAGCTGCTCTGGCACAGTGTCTTTACCGGTCCAGCGGCGGAACACCGCGTTGAAGATGGCGCGCTCCATCTCGCCGACATCACCGTCCGGGCAGGTGGTGTACAGGTCGCCGCGCTGCGCCAGGTTGATGCAGTACGACTCCTCGGCGAGTTCCAACTGCGGGTCGATCCCGTGCCCGCCGGGGTCGGTGTTGCCCGCGTAGGCCCCTGAGGGCCGCATCGGGTTACCCCAACTGGCAGCGGCAATGAAGTCCCTATACCGGGGGTGGAGGTCGCCAGCGCGGAGCCGGTTACGGATGCGTCCGCCGACGATGCTGCCCTGGCTGTAGTCGAACATCGCGAACGGGCCGGGGCAGATGCTCCGGTCATTGATGAGGCGGAGCAACTCCGCCTCGCCCTCATTCACGGAACCGTCCATGGGTACGGCAGTCGCCGGGTAGTTTCCAACCGGCTGCCACCAGAACAGGTCCAGGCATTCCCGCGCGGCGTCCGCCGGCAGGCCGATACCGAATGGGTCCGCCTGCCCTGTCCCGTGGATGGAGAACAAGGTCGGGAAAATACCGAGGCGGTGCAGGTCTGCATCCGTGACCACACCCGTCTGGGGTTGTCCGGTGCGGCTCTGGTATTCGCGCTGCACCTTGTCGTCGTCGTAGCCGAAATACGAGTCCACCTTCAACGTGCTGCCGTCCGCCGAGAGCGCGTATCCCCGGTATCGGTTGACCATCGTCTTCTGCCAGGCCGCAGTGACGAGGCCGTTCGATCCGACCTTGAGTGGCATCAGTTGCCCGGCAAGATCTGGTCGAGTGCCTGCTTCGCCAGCGGGCCGACACCGGGAACGCTGCCGAACGCGTCAGTGGCTACCTTCTTCACACGGTCGAGGTCAGCCTGCGCTTGCGCAGCTGTGTCGATCAGCACGGGGATACCGTTGAGGACTTGGTCCACGGGTGAGGCAGCCGCGTCGTGGATTCCCTTCTTGAGCTGCTTGCCCAAGATGACGCCCGCCGTACCGGAACCGACAGCGCCGA